GGCTGGCACAATGCGAAAGGCGATTTTATCCACGTTAGCGCAGCCCGTTTGGTGCGCGTTTTGGATTGGGAGTGATAAATGAACAACTGGATAGGTCTACTACTTTTCGTTGCGGTAATCATGCCGCTAATTATCGCAGCTTTGCACAATACGCCGAAGTGCAGACGCGGCGTTATTCCGACTGATAAGGGGTTTTGAATGAACCCAATCGACTCAATCCCTAGCTTCACAAAAATAAACTTTGCAAAGCTTAGGGCTGAAAAGAAAAAGCCAATCAAGCCCACAATGGAGCAAAGGGCTTCAATGGTGGCTCACTTGGTCAAGCTTGGGTTTACCGTTTACGAGTCGTGCAGAAGTGTTAGGCTATCAACAGAAGATTACTACAGGATTACAAGATGACTCCAGCAATTGAAGATATACCGCTAATTGTGCAGCTATACAGTGACCTGTCACTGCGTGCGATTGCAGATAAGTTCGACACAACTCCGCGCACAATATCGCGGATACTGAAAGAAAACAAAGTTGTCGTAAAGAAAAAGGCATGCACAAAAACATTGCTGCGCTGCTTACTGGCTCTGTCAAGTACACCATCAGCGACATTGCTTGCATTGCTGATTGCTCACCTGACTACGTGAAATCAGTTAAAAAGAGAATGGGTTTAACAAGGGAGGCGACAAAGAAATTAGATGCGAATGACTTCAAGCCTGTCCGATTGGTTCAGAGTATGATTGCACTTGGCGACCACTCAATACCAGAAGCGTGCGCGAAGGTTGGGATTAGCGTTAACACCTACTACTATCGCAAGCGGATTATGCGCGAAAAAAAAGCCCTAGCGATTAACTAGGGCAAAAGTTGGGACACGGTCAACAAGTGGAGAGCTTGTTAAGGCAATAATAGACTAGCCACCTCCAGCCGTCAACCTAACCGCCTCATATTCAGAGTTGCAAGCACTCAATGCAACTCTGAGTCTGTCAGCCTCTTCAGCATAAGCTCCCGCTCGTTGGTCAGATTCTCCAAGCAAGTTGGCAAGCAATAGCCTGTCGGTTGCGGCATTTGCGCGTTCTGAGATAGAGCTGGCACTGTCAACGACTGGCAAGGCTTTGATTCTATCGAGTTCGACGCGCAACCGTTCAGAAGCAATGCGGCTGTCAGCGATATTGCGATCATGCTCTTTTTTAATCTGTATTGCCGCTTGACGTACATTGTCCATCTCCTTAATTAGTCTTTGTTGCTTTGTTAGTGCGTCAGATGATGCCTTTTGTTGTTGCTGTGCATAATCAGCTTGCAGCGATAAGTGTTTAGATTCCCATCTTGATCCGTTAACGTACCAGCCGCCGGCAAACGCAGACAGCAGGCACGCTAAATAAATTATATGCCAGATTCGCATAACGCACGCTCCGCAGCTCTTCGCTTGACTAAACCGTTAAGCTGAATCCCTCTTGCGGTTGTCCACCTACTTAGTTCTCGACAGGCTCCAGCGTAATCTTGCTGGTTTAGCTTTCGCGCCATTGTTGACTCGCAAAACCTGCGCACGCCGACGTTATACGCAAAGCTGACAAACGCAGCTTTCTGACCTGCTGACATTGGCACTTTGACGCAAGACATAACACCCTTCGCATGATGCACTAAATCACGCTCAAGCAACTCGGCGCACTCTTCCTTGGTGTAAGGCTTGCCAAGAACCGCCGTTGCTGTATGGCCAGCGCAAGCGGTAACAATGCCAACTGGGTCTTTGTAGCCTTTAAGTACAACGCCCTCAAAGTTCGGAACGAAAACGGCTAGCGTAGAAGCTGCCGCAACGCCAACTACTGCAACTAGCCCTTTTTTCATTCTGCCGCCCCTAGCTCTGCAAGTTTACGCTCAGCCGCTTCAAGCCTTACTGTTAGTTCTTGAACCGCCTTAACAAGTGGCGCGATGAACTCATCATGACCAACTGATAAAACATCCTCACCGCCATTCAGTGCGTGATTCTGAACGCCGCCAAAATGCTGAGGCAACTCTTGAGCGATAAATCCATGATGGTATCTGCTGCGCTTCTTGCTGCCGTCTTTCACAACGTCTGCAAGTTTCTGCTTATCGCTTGTGCGGTAATCCTCGCGCATGTCCCACTTGTAATCGACTGGACGGAGAGAATTAATAAACTCAAGACCAAGCTCAGTATCTCTAACATCGGCCTTGTCTCGCGCATCTGAGCGGTTTTGCACAGTGCCATAGACATAGGTTGTAGTCGCCGCGTCGCCAAGCTGTACTTGGTTTGAGCCAGTCACAGCAGTAAACGCGCCTAACGATGAGCAGTTAGAGAACGTCGTGTTACCAGCACAAGCCGAATAACCGATGAACGTATTCAAACCAACGGTCGAATCCCTGCCAGCTTCATAGCCGAAAGCTGTTAAGCCAGTACCGGACACGATAGAGCCACCAGCGAAGAAGCCGCCAACAGTATGGCCAACGCCAGAGCGATTCAAAACCAGCGTATAACGACCAAGCGCCGAACACGCTTGAGATGTTAAGGTATCTCTTCCAGACTCTGAGCCGATAAACGTGTTTGATGATGCGTTAGAGCCGACGCCGTTACCAGGCTCACAAACCATCGCTTGCCGCCCCATAGCGACGTTATAGTCACCGCTTCGCAGCAATGATGCGCAGTTATCACCAATAAAGGTATTCCAGCTTGCTGTAGAGCTTAGCCCTATGCTTTCCGTCTGCTGCAAGGCTTTATAGCCTAACAAGGTGTTTCCTGTGCCTAAGTCAAGGTTATCACCTGCGCTACGACCAACAGCGGTATTCCGTCCAGCAATGTTAGAGCGTAAAGCTGCCACGCCGATAGCGATGGAGTCTGAGCCAGTCTGATTGAAAAACAATGATGAAACACCGATTGCTAAGTTGTTAATGCCAGTCGTATTACCGCCAAGACACTCATACCCAATAGCAACGTTGGCATAGCCTGAAGTGTTGTTACTGAAAGCAAACTGACCAATCATCAGGTTGTTATTGTTGGGAGCCCACGCACCGTTTGGGCCATGACCAAGGCGAATGTCGCCAATCCGCAACTCTGAGTTTTTAGGCAGTGCAAACGGAATGTTGCGCGTTGCAAAGTCAGGGTTGGCGGCAGCAGCGGCAGCTTGCATTGCTGTGGCTGCGCCTGCCGTGACCGGATAGCCGAAGCTGCGACTGTCTAACAAGCCGTCCTGCACCCTAATCCATCGGCCAACAGGGACGCCAGTGACCTGAATCGACAAGCAGCCATCATCAGGCGCGATAGTGTCAGGGTTCCACGTATACCATGAACCGCCTAAGCCTGTAGTGATTGCGCCAGTTAAGAATAAACCAGTGTTACCTGGAGTATATGTCACAGTCCGAGCCTGAGCCACACTAGTAGCAACTGCATAGCCGCCAGCCTTGGCTTGAAACACCGGAGAGCCGCCAATGAATGAACACGTAAACGTAACGCCGTTGACAACGTAGTCTTGACCGTTCATCGGCGCGTTTGGAAAGTTAGCCTTAGCCATTAATAAACTCCTATTGCCATTGCTACGACAGTAGTCGCGCCAGTTGTTGTAAATGCTTTGCCGCGTGCAGCAGCGACAGTTGCGGAGCAGCCTGCGCCAGAAATGAAAACGTTGTCATCGTTCTGATTACTGAAGCTGTACGTCGGTGTTGCGCTGAACGCTTGAGGGAATGTCCACGTTAAAGCGTTACCTGTAAAGCCGGAGCCAAGCGCGATATTTGTCGCTGGTAGCGTCATGTTGGTATTAAAGCAAATCTGAATGCCTGACGTTGGAGATGCTGTTGGGAACCTGATAGACGTCCCATTGGCGTTAGTTGTGACAATGATTCCAAGCTGGTTGAGCATGTTTGACGTTGTAGAGCTTGCGATTAAGTTTCTAGCAAGCGCTGTTAATCCGGTCATTGCAAACGCATCTGAGCCAGTTGAATAAATCATCTGGTTAGCAGTCGTAGACAGCGCGGCCAATGCGGTAAGCGTTGCGTCTGCTTGCTGTGCGTCAAGTGTTGAGCGCATAGAGCTTGCAGATGTGTTAGCCAATACAGTGCGAGCAAACGACGTCACAACGTTTGTGTCAAACGTCCATGTAGAGCCTGAGCCAGTAACAACAATATCGCCTTTGTCGCCATCTGTGACGGCTGGAGCTGTTGCGGATAGCGTGCCAGCCGATAGCGTTAGGTTTGCGCCGATGGTGATCATCTCAGCAACGCCAACGCCAGCAGTTGAGCGACCTAACAGTCTAGCCGTGGTAACGTTGTTAATCTTCGTGTACGGCAATGCGTTAACGCTAAAGTCAATATCATCAACATCAGAGATTAGCGCGATACTGGCATCAGATGATTGCAGCCGACGGAAATAGCCAACGTTTGCAACTGTTTCTTTATAGACGCCAACACCCACAGCATCATTCACGTTTTGCAATGACGTAATCCCACCACCGCCACCACCGCCAGAAGAGTTGATTGTGTAGTAAGTGCCGTTATCTGTAATAGTTACGTTTGTGCCTGCTTGGATGCGTCTGATTGGATAATCAGCACCAACAATGTCAGACACTAACGGCAAGCCAGTTGCGCCAGCGTTTGAAAGCGTAGTTGTGCCGCCACCGCCGCCGGATGCGTTAATCGTTACGCCGTTGCCGTCATCAGTCAGCGTTACGTTACTGCCAGCCTTTAAGCGCTTGATTTCATAGTTATCAGCAGAGATGGTTTTTAATAAAGTCGTACCAGTGCCGCCAGCGTTTGCAATATCTACGCTTCCACCACCGCCACCGCCTTCTGTGTAAACGGCAGTGCCAACTAAAGGAAAGCTGACGTATTGAGTAGAATCGACGTCCTGATAACTAAAAGTTAAGTTAAAGTTTTCTGGGTTGAAATATGTGTTGTTGACTGTCAGTAGCTCCGGCGGGATGTCGTAAATCAAACCGCCACCACCACTGCCGCCACCCGATGCAGGCGCGTAGTTCTTTGTATAGAACACTTGAGCGCCGATGGAGTTTGTCACTTTAATACTGACGTTTTGCGCGTCAATCTTTACCTGCACCGGAACGCCGCCATAAGTCGGAACACCTCCGGCAGATAACTGGATTGGTTGAGCAACAGCTACGTCGTTGCCGTCAACGTCTACAATGTAAACCTGCACTTGGTTGGCTTCTATAACTGGATCTTCTTCAGGCAATCCCACATACAAATTGCCAAGGCCAACAGGATTGCTGTTGTTTGGATTGTTCCAGTATTGGAACGGGTTGGAAAGTGTAAAGCTCATGCTGTTAGCCTCGATTGTTCAGATGCCTATAGTTTAACACAGCGTCGGGAATAAAAAAGCCGCCTTGATTGGCGGCTGGTTGTTAGTCTTTCTTTTCTCGCTCTTGCTGTGGACTTAGTAGGAATGATGTGATTCCTATTGATGCCAACTGAGCTTTCTCTGAGTCTCTTAATGTGTCAGCCCAAGCTTTGTATGCAGCGGACTTGGCTAGCGATGATTCAGCCTTGCGCATTTGCTCGGCTGCTTTGGTTCCTGTCATTACACCTTTTGCTACACCTTGACGGATAACGTGCGCAAACTCTGGAGATGCTAACAGGTTGCCAGCCAACTCAGACCGCTTTGTCGTTCCGTCCAGAACATCACCAAGCGCAGATGCAACCTCATTTGCAACAGGTATCCGCTTAACGCCTACGCCAACCATGCGTCGAATCATTCCAGATTTATCATCCAGTAGAGAATTTACAACTCCTGTTTTTATCTTGTCAGACTTAGCGACAGCCATACCGCGACTGATAGTTGCTAATGCGTCAAGGCGTTTTATTGCTCCTTTTGGCATGTCTCTAGCTAGCAGGTTTCTAACTGTAGGTTTTGCCAATGTGCTGTCATACCACTTGATAAAATCAGTTGGTGTGAACTGCTCTGTTCCTGCTAGTGTTTTACTAAACGTGTCGTTTAAGGCTGTCATTAAAAGCTCTTGCCTGACTTTTGGATCTGGTATTTGCTTCATGGTGTCAACGTATCTCTGCAATCCGCCTTTCGCTAGGCCTTTGATTCCAGACTGAACGACTGGCACGATGTCTTTCTGCAAATCTTTTCCGATTAGCTCCTGCATCTGCGTTTCTAGCTGCTTTCTCTGTGCAACTAAAGCCTTGCCAAGCTTCACTTGCTCGGCAGCGCCTTGAGCCTCAGCCATGACGTTTAAGTCATCAGTGAGTGAGCCGTAAAGACGCTTTAAGATTGCAGAGTCAGCATCCTTGAAATCACCCTCCTTCTTGAAAGCTGCTGCGCCGATGTTCTTGCGTAGCCTGTCCATGCTTTCGTAGTTGGCTGGAATGATTTCAACGGCTTCAGTTTCGGGGTTTACACGTTGACGTGGTTGAATTGATTGGTATGCCTTTTTCAGTGCTGCTGGCACATCTGGATCGTCAATACCCAGCGGCAAATCCTGCGTCACCTCATCCAAAAAGCGCATAGTCTCAACTGAATTTGCTGGCTGGCGTTTATCAAGCATTTCGCCGATGGTGTCATAAGCCTTGTCTGCCGCCTGACCCAAGCCATCGATAGACTTTAATGAAGCGTCGCGCCACTCCATTGACTTGCCTGCAGAATCCTTGACTGCTCCGTATTTTTCAAATACGCCTTGAGCTGCGCCTGATAAATCCTTAATAAAAGCTTGTTCAGCAGGTGCCAACGCAGAGCCTGGAATAGCTGCCAACCCTTGCTCAACACCTCTAAACTGAGGGTTGCGGCTTGCGTAGCTGGTTAATGGCTCAGCAGTTACGCCGATTTTATCCAATGCTTTAAAAAACTCTGGATCAACATCTGCAATGTCGCGTATCTTTTCAGGTGACAAACTTTTAACTACATCAGTTGTTGCTGTTGGCATTGGCTTATCTGCGTCAATACCTGCTTGCGCCGCATTTGACAGTCTAGCGCCTTGACCAGCTAGGGCGTTTGCTTGATTATCAGCCATCGCAGCCAATCCGCCTGGTGCTTTAGCGCCTAATGCAGCACCAGTTGCAGCGGGTAGTCCCTCAGCGATTGCTGCAACTAATGAGCTTCCTGTTAGCTCATACGCCTTTCTGCCAGCATACGATTGAGCGCCTTGAGCTATTTCTCCAGCCTGCTTAATGACTGGTAATTCACCAACGGCTTGAATGTATTCTTGTCCTGCTTCTGTTTGCGGCTGGTAAGTCAAAGCTTGGCGCATCTCATCAACGCGATCAGCTCCAGCTTCAGCGCCTTGCGTAGCAGTTCTAGCAAGGCCAGCAATGCCAGCGATAGGCTCAGCAAGCGTAGAAGTGACAGCAGACAGAGCAGCCTCGCCAACGCCTGCGGCTTTTTCTGAGAATGAGCGCTCAGACTCTAAAGCATTAAAGTCTGATTGAGCTGCAAAGTCTTGCTCTGTGGCAATGCCTGAAGCAATGGCTTTAGCCTTTACTTCTTCTTTGCTTGTGCCATCTGGCACGCCTCTAATTATCTTGCCGTTTGGTAGTTTAACGTCCATCTAGGCTACTCCACTCGATAACTTGCGGTTGTCTAGGGTTAGCTCCAGATGATGCAGGGACATCAGCAGGCGCTTCAGGTTTTCCATATCTCTGTAGAATAAAGCCCCTAGATTTGTTCATCAACCTTTCGACTTCTGACAGGTTTTCTTTGAATGCCTCCTCGCTAGTTACTCTGCTCAGGTTTTGCAGGGACGCAGCAAGCTTGTCACCCTCAGCGTTTGAAAGTGCGCCCATGCCTTTTAAGCTTGGAACCATTGCCATAAAAGCCTGAGAGCCTAGCCCATCAATTAATCTAATTGTTGCGGCAGCCTCATCATCAATATAGGCATCAAACCTGCCTTGAATAGATCCAACAACATCATTCAGTTTTGGCGACTGGCGCACGCGCTCAACTGTATTCATCATGTTGTCGATACTAAAAAGAGCCTGATTCATTTCCGCGTCTTTTTCTCTTGCAGATGTGAGTTTTTGCTTATCCATATCTGCAAGCTTTTGCTGTTGCTCTTGTATTTTTAACTGCAAGTCCTGCCTCTTTAACTCGTTATCTTCTTTCCTCATTTGTGCTTCAAGAACTTTAAGCTGCAATTCAGTTGCCTTTTGAGCCTTGCCGAATTCAAGCTCTTGCTTACGAAGGTCTGTTGATGCTTGCTGAAAAGCTGTCATGCCATTTTTCTCACCACCCAAGCCAATCATATCAGCCTTAACAAAACCCTCGTTAGCCAGTGCAGCACCAACCATTTGCAGGCTCTTGCGTGCAGCTTCAGCGCCTTGTGTTTCGTAGATGTTGGCTAGCTCAATGCTGTCTTTAGGGTCGCCGCCACGGTCGCGCACTGCTTGAATGCGGTCAGCGATTAGCTTGTTAAACTTGTCAGGGCTTCCAGTTGCAGCGTACAAGCTAACAACGTCTGATGCCGCTTGAGACTTTTGGCGCTTGTCCTGAATGCCGATACCAGCCAGCACGTTTTGACTAGCGGTTGGCGACAACAGGATTGCTTTGTTTAAAGTTGTAAAGTCTGGAGTGCCAGCCTGCTCTGATGCTTGATACTGCGCAAGATACTCGGCAGCTTTAGCCTCATCTGCTAGCTTCTTTTGTTGGCGCTGCATTTCATCTTGTCGCATCTGCATTTCTTGCTGATTCGCTTGGATGTTCTGCAATCCTGCAACGCCTTGCGTAACCTGGTTCAAAAAGTCCATTAGATTAACCCTCTGCCACCGCCAAAGCCGCCCATCTGGTTAAACGCATACAGCGAACCCGCGTTACCAAGAACACCTTGAGCAAGTTGTCCGTATTGGTTGTACTTGTTTGCGTTTGCGTTGCCTGCATACATGGCGTTGTTAGCCAAAGCAGAGCCAACTTGTCCAGCTTGAGAAGCGCCCTGCTGTGATACGCCAAGACCTAAGCCGACAATGCCTTGTAAACGATTGTATCTGTCCATCATAGCTGCTTGGTTAAGGCTGTAATCGCTCATCGCGTTTTGTCTGCCTTGCTGTGCTAGCTGTGGCGCAATCGTCGCTAAAGCAGCTTTAGCGTTACCAGAGCGCATCCCGCCAGTGGCAGAAGCGTTTGCAAGTGATTGCTGCTCTTGCTGTGCAGATAAAGCTGCGTATTCTGGAGAATTGAAATATGCGCCGTAATCGAAGCTAAAAGGCCGATCTTCTTGACGCCCCATATCAATCAACGACTGCAAACCGCCAATGCCAGCTTGACGGAAAGGCTCGTTCATTTCCAAGCCACGATTAAACATTTGCATCTGAATATCAGACGCATATTTTGCCGCGTCAGTTTGTGATTGCGCCGCCTTCTTTGCAGAGTTAGCGCCAAATAAACCGCTAACGATACTGCCGCCTGCCAATGCTGCTGCTGCTGCCATAATTAAACCCTCATTCAGTTTTGTCTATTGTAGCACCATTAAGATGCTTTACGTATACGCCCAAGCTGCCTGATTTAGAGTGCGGCGAATAACCTTGCTTGATGGCTGAGTTAATGATAATTCTTAGGCTGTCATCAATTGTTGTGTAGAGCGTTTCAATGTCCAGCGATGCAATGTACCTTGTTGCCTCCTCGCACATCTTCCTAAATCTTGGCAGGTATTCACGCGGGCAACAGATGTGAACCTCTGCGGCAGTGTCATCAAGCGGAAATAGCACGACCAGCATTTTATAAGCGCCCTGCTCAACAACAAACGCTTCATCTCGATATGGCGCATTCATGCCGCGACTCGCAAGCAGTTGCGCTAGCTCATCAGGCGTCGTGCGTCTTATCATGGTGCCAACTGCTTAGCTGTACGACTGGCAGCTAGCAAAGAGTTAAGCTTGCCGATGGTCGCGTTTAAGTCACTGACCACTTGCGTTAAGTCTGTGCAAAGCTCGTTTATTTTATCCGTTTGTAACTGAGTGTACGCTTGTGAGTAAGTTGCAGGCGCAACAGCAAGGCCGCCAGTAATAGCAACTGTTGACGCCACAGCGTTGGTCACAGCAGCAGCCAGAAGCACAACACCACCAGTTGATGCGGTACAGTAGTCTAGCGTGCCTACGTTTTGACCTGTGACGCCATGCGCTGATTCGTCGCCTAAGTGTTCGCCTAAATTGGTGTTCAACGTTTCAACATCTGCCGTCAGCGTAACAATCGCCGCTGCGTTTGCGTCTGAGGTGTCAACGGTTGTGTTTTGTATCCGTTTTTGGCTTGAGTAATCCTTTGCGAAGATAGCTGGCCAGTTGCCGCTGTTCATCGCGTTGTAGATGTCTCGTTCCGTGGGTAGATAGTCAAGACTGTTGTTAGCCATAAGTAACATCCAGATTGCTAAAGTTGACCTTTGACGCGCTAACGCCTCTAACGTTTAAACTAAACTGTCTAGGAATGTAGCCTATCCTACGCCATAGCAAGCGAGTGTCGTAGATTCCCGCGCGACTGTATAGCGAGTGAACCTCTGTTCCATTAGTGACTCCGGTTATTGAAACAGACAGACCTGCAATCACATCGCTGGAGAATCCATTCACAGTATTAAGCTCAACCTTCGACAGCCTAGTCGCCTGCGCTGGCACCAGCGGAGTGCCGAATTGCCATTCTGTGTCCACTCCATTCTGTGCTGCGGTTGTGTCATCCAGAAAGTAAAGAGCGCCGCTTGTGCTGCCGTAAATCCATCTGTTTGCGTCGTTATCATAGACGCCGTTCACGCCTAACCACTTGCTGCTGCCTGTGCCATAGGAAAGCAAAGTCCAAGCAAACTGAGTACCTAGAGCTTCTGCAATTGTGTGATTATACAAAAGAGTGTGACGAGGCAAGCGAATCATTATCAGCTTGTCTCGCTCAATAACTCTTGACTCCATAACAGCGGTTGACAATTCGCTGTTAGTGTAAGTTGATAGCACTTGGTCAACGCTGCGAGTTGATACGCAATTTAGCGTACCGGAGCCGACGATATGAAACGATGGTGACTCGTTTTTCCTGCCGCCCAATATAAAGAATAAATCATCCAGCACCACTTTGCAGTGCGTGCCGCAGATGCCTCCTGATACTGTCTTTTGTGTGATGCGTGAAAACTTAAACTGCTCAGCGCCTTGATTGATGAAATACTCAATACTGTACCGACCAAATACAGCCATCAGGTTGTCAGTGGTGCGTTTAACGCCAAGGGTTTTATCTGGCATGATTTCGGCAGTGGCGAACTGTAGTGGATCTACTTGCGATTCATCATTGATTAGCGAGTGGAACAAGTACTCGCCGTCAGTGTAGAAGAAATATCCATCAATCCAATCGCCATCAATCGGAGTGCCTAAATCTGGGTCTGTGATTGGCGTGAAATCAACGCCGTTGTAAAGGTAAGCGCCGCCACCGCCGACAATCAACGTATTGTTAAAGCTGTACGCAAAAGAGCATTGACCAGTGCCAGATATAAACCCAACTTCCAACAATTCGCCAGAAAGATAGCGGTAAACCTTGTTACCAATTACGCGAACGTGCAAGTCTCTGCGGTCATCGTAAAACGCGCCACGGTCATCTGCATTTCCTGAAACGCCGACTGCCGTTAATCCGTCATGACTGATTAGGTAGCCATCAGCCCCCATGATTGGGCGACTCACTGCGACTAGGTTTTTCGGCAGGTAGTCTATGTAATCAACCTTGTTACTGATTGCGTCGCCTTTAATAATTGGGATTTGCATTAAGCCTCCCGCACATCAAAATCTACAACTTGCACAAACACAGTTGATACTGTGCCAGCGATAACAAACTTTACATGACCAGCGCCAGGCTCATTAAACTTAACGCGATAGGTGATTACATAATCAGTATTGCTGACAGCTTCAATTTCGCCAAAGTTTGAGATACTAGACTGAACAGCAGAGATTGTTTCGCCATTAAGCAACTGACCTTGGTCAAGATTAACTGTGTAGGTGCCGACAGCGCCGACTGCAACAATCTGAGAGCCTGCAACAACGTTTGATTGCCTGTAAAAGGTGTCTCTATAGTCAAACTTCCAGCCCTGACCGATAGGCATATCATTACGCCGCTCAAGCTCTGGCACTTCAAGCATAGACACGCGCAATGATTCAAGCGTTTGCATTGCTGACGATTCAAGTCGTGGTGTTGGCTCGATTAGGTAATCAGGACATATGCGCAAAGCAAGCTGATAGCCAACCGCTTGAGCTGCAACGTCTGACAAGCCTGTAAAGTCGCCAATATCGGCAGGGAATGTTTTATAAGGTCTAATGTTAATCGTCGTAGCAAGCTCATCAACTAACGCTTCATAGTCCGATAGAGCGTCAACATACATATCAGGTGATGCGCTGGTTAGGGTCATACTGGAGCTGATACCAGCTTTTCGTAGAGCAAAGTTAATAACGTCGGCTTTTGTCCACATGATGCGGCTCCAAATGGTTTTGGATAGTATAGCATTTACGCACCAATAAAAAAGGGAGCCGAAGCCCCCTTTCTGTTAGTTGGTCATGTTACGGGTTTCCGTAGAAAACGCCTGCGAACATTGGGTTAGTGATTGCAAACGCTGGCAACAAGTCAATGCGAATTGCCTGAACGTTTGTAGTCGGGTTGCTTGACATTGTTGCGCGCATTGATAAGCCAGTGTCAGGGTCAACAAAAACTGAGCTATCCCATCCGTGAAGTTTAGGTAGAACAACTGTACCCATGGCGACTGCTGACTCATGGAAGAAGATGTTCGGCTTATACACAGTTGAAGCAGCACCAAGAATGGTCACTGAGTCGCCTGCGGTGATTGCTTTGCTGATGGTGTTGTACTGTGGATTGGTCGCGTCAACGATACCAGCACCAGATAATACAACAGTGATGTCGTTAGACACAGCAGATGCGGCAGCGGTAACTGTGCCAGTGAACGGAACAGCAGAACCATTGCGGAACAACACTTGCTTGGTTTGCTGGTTTAACCAGAAAGAAGCGTTGAACTGCACTTGGTCGCCTACTGCAACGTTTTTGGTAGCTAAAGACGCGCTAGTCAACACAACAGTCATCTGCATGGTGTCTTTCACTGCGTCATAAGTCACAGTTGGAGTGGTCTTCACAGTAACAGACGCAGCACCAGCGGCAGAGCCAGAAGTGCGGTTTGCTAAAGCGTTAGACATCAGAGCGCGAACACCAGCGAAGTTGCCAGCAATCTGCGCATCTTCCCAAGCAGAGCGAATCAGTTCGACGTTACCTGACTGTAAAGCGCCTTGCTTGTCAGCTAAGTTCTGAGCAGCCCACGGATCCATGATTGCATATTTACGACCACCGATTGCGCCGATGTCAGTTAACATAGAGCCAGTTTGAGCAACATCAGACCACTTAGTGATAGCGGTGCCTGCGGTGCCTAATGACAGAGCGGCATTTTTCACAAAGTAGTTGGCAAGCTCTAACTCGATTTCTGTAGACATGCGAGCGTAAGCAGGCTCAAGGATGCGATCAAGTTGGTTCAACTTCAACGCTTCTTCGAATTGTTGGTAATCAACCCACACAGTGCAGTAGTTGCTGACTGTTGCAGCTACTTTGCCTGAAATCAGGTTGCTAGTTGTGGTTGACGTTAAATCACCAGTTGCAGAGCGGAAGGCTTTGTACTGATGAGGACGTTTTAAGAATACGGTTTCGCCTGTGTTAGGGTTTAACTCGCCTTGGATTAACTGGCGGTCAACTGCGTTACACAGTACGTTTGTGGATTTAAAGCCTGGAACAAACTTTTTCAGTACAATCTGACTGACGTTACCATTTACTAAATTAGGCATGATATTTGACTCCGATAGTCGTTATAAAAATTTGCCGTTTGGAAATTGCGACTTAAATTTCGCATCTTCTCCGCTCAGCGGTTTTGTTGGTGCTGCTTTTGTCTTTGGCTCAGTGCCAAACGACGGCTTAACTTTCGGGGCGAACTTAGTTTTAGCGTTAAGCTCACCGATTTTTACTGCCAGCTTCAGTGGGTCATGCTGCAACTTGGCTAATTCGTTTAGCAGTTCAGGCTTTCTGCCAAGCGCTAATACAAGTGCTTCAGGTTGTTCAGACAGCATCAGAATGACGTTTTGCGTCGGTACTGATAACTTGCTCTGCACTAAGTCCTCTGCTTGCTGATAATCAGATTCCCGCTTTGCAATGACTGCTCGGTTTTTCTGATATGTCATCAGCTTCTCTTGCGCTTCCTTGTTAAAAGCTTCTGCTTCTGCTTCTTTTGCTGCTTTCTTCTGTGCAATTTCAGACTCCCGTTTATAGTAGTCTTTCAGTGATTGCTTAAGCCTGTCCTCGTCAAAATCGCACGATTCAAGCGTTGGCTCACTTCCTAACACTAACTCGGGTTCTGGCTCGACATGCTGAACTGGTGCCGCTTGTTGCGCTTTCTTTAAAGCTGCAAGTTCACGCGCCTGCTCTTTATATTTCTGCCGTAGGCTTTTGGCCCAATCTGCTGCATCCTCTGGCAAAGCAACATCGTCTTCGTCTGCGGCTGGTGATACCGCTTCTCCGTCAATTACTAACTCTAACTCCTCATCGGTTTCGGACTCTGCTGATTCTTCCTGAATCTGTTCAGCCTCAACCTCCGCTTCGTCGGTGCCAGTGAAATAACTTTGATCAACCAATTCTTCGACTTGTTCAGTCATTTTTTAACCCTTTTATAAACTCGATATAAGGCTATCGGAAGCCGTCATTATTATGGCGCGTCAAATCTTTGGCGTCAAGTTATTGGCAATTGCAACAAAAAGCCACCCGAAGGTGGCTCTGCCTCTTACCTTCCAGATAAAGCCTTTCCAACCTTAACTTGATCATCAACGCGCATACTGTCAATCTGTGCAGCCTTGAGTTGCAAGTTAACACCTAACTCAGCAGCCCGAAGTTCAAGCTCTGCGCGTTTTAATTCGTAGTCGCGCAATGACTCTTCAGCGTCAAGCATCACCTTCATTTCTTGCACTCTAGCCTTTTCCATCTCAGCTTGAGCGAGTAACACATTGCCGTCTTGCGGTTGGTTCTGTTGCGCTGCTGCGGCTGCTTCGTCAAGTATTTTTTGCTCATCCTGATTTTTTGGCTCGGCAACTCCAGACAGTAACAACTGTTTGCGGTTGTACTTGCGCAAATCTTCAAGCCCTTCGCCGTCAAGGTTATCAATAACCATAGACAACATAGCCTGATAGTTTGGATTATCAGGCGGCATGACTTGCAGGATTGGCGTTAACTTGGCGACGGTTGCATCTCTGCGCGTTGTGAAGTCTTGACCAACATCAACCGCTACAACATAACGGCCAATCGACAAATCATTGGTATAAACCTTTCTGCCTGTTTCTTTGTCGGTGATATAAGCTGACATGGTATCGAATGACTCAACACCATCTTCACTGACCAGCTTCACAGTGCGCTCGTTTCCGTATAGCAGCTTACACGCGCCATACCATACCCTGCCGCAATACTTCATAGCAAAGCTTAGGTTATCCATATAAACGCCGCTATGGCTGTCTGAGCGGCTGAATATGTCGTTAACAGTCTGCTGCGCTAAGTTGCTAGGCATATTGTCAAGCGATGCTGAGCCTGTTAGCTGCTGGATTGACTGTCCTGTATACTGAAGCAGGTTAGCAAGCGCAGGGTTGATGTTCGCTGGTTGCGTGTAGCTAGACACAGCAGCAGGCGCGACGATGTTGCCGTTTTTGTCCTTGATTGACTTGAGCGGCAGATATGCGGGGCGCTTCTTGTTGCGGTCAGCCCAAAACTTTTCTAGTCCTGCAACTTGCTCAACGTCGATTACTGGCGTGCCTTCATTGCCTAAAGTGGCAGTGTCAGCAAGCATTGATACCATCAAGTTCTCTAATCGCTGTGCATCCAGTGCCACAGTCGCGTGACCTTGCACCCTCTCTTCGCCGTCAACATACCAGCGCTCACCGTACACAACGACGATTGGTATTAAATCAAACGGCAGCAACTCAGGCTCATCAAGCCATCCAGCGGCATCCATCAAGCCACAGTAAACTCTATCGCGCTTCGTCTTGCGACGCTTGCCAGTTTCGATAAAGCCGTTCTCTGCAAGTTCTGTCTCAATATCTTCAATGTCGCTGGCGTAATACTTAGCCATTTGACCAGTTAAAGGGTTTGTATAGCTGATGATTTCATCAGGCTCTTGTTTCTTGCTGTACATGCGGCAAAGATAAACGGCAGACGTTGGTTGATAGTCCTGCTGGCGTCCTGTGTCGATAGTTGTGATTGACTGACACTGACGCCCGAATTCATCCTCAAACGCCTTAGCGGTCATGCTGAAAGCCTCAGCAATCCACTCAGCGTCGGACTTGTCCATTTCCTTGCTGTTGCGGTCGAAGAATAAGCATGATGCAGGGTCGAAGATTGGCTTGATGCGAATGATCATATCTTCGTTTTCAGGGTCGCTTTCGTCCTCGTATTCTGCACAAAGCTTAAACGCACCCATGCCGCCAGTGATGGCATCCTCAAACGCAGCGGTAACAGCGTAATCACCGTTGCTTTCTTGATAGTCTGCGCGATAACGACGATTTAACTTGTCGCTAATTTCTTGCGATGCTCTGCCATCAGCGGGCTTAAACTCTACGTTAATTCGATTCTTTCTGAATTCGCTTGAAATTCGCTTTACTTCTCGTGCAATCTTGTTAATTTCAAAGCGAGGGTATTTATCAAGCCTGTCCTTTAAGTCAGTACCAGAGAATGTTTGGCCTTCCCATTGAGCGCCAGGAATACGAACAAATCTATTCGTTTCGATAATCTTGGAGCGTTGCTCTTGCTGCGCTTCATCCTCAACCGCTTCAGTGTACGCATCCAATGCGGCTTGGTGCCAGCCTCTTAACTTATCCGCGCTAAATCGTTTCATTGTTACCATCCCGATGAAGGTATTGTGTAGTTACTATAGTCTATCACGGTTGCTGGCTGCCAGTCACATAGAGACATCATTACGGCGTCGGTCATGTTAGGTGACTTCATTTTAAGCTTGGATTTCATATCTTCTTTGCTCATCACTTGGAATACGCCGTTGCCTGTTCTCTTTCGTGGTATACGACACATTTCAGAGCGTAAGCCTGCAAGGTTTTTTATCTCACTACTGAAACTAATCATCTTGTCAGGGTCGTGATACTCGCCAAGTGTAACTGCTCTCCAAGTTAGATAGCATCTTTCGCGCAACTGCCAGTATCTCTGTGCACGTAAGTTTGCAAAGCATTGCTCGTTGATTCTTGGGTTGAACTGCTGACCTTCTGAATATCCGTCAAAGATACCCTCTGGATTATCAACAGATGCAGAGCCGAAAAACTCAACTAACTGGATGCTAGAAGCTGATAAAGCGTCAGTAATTTGACGCCTTAACGACAATCCAACGCCTTGAGCATCCCAACAAAACAGATTGGCACTGACTGATGTAGCAAAGTCAGTGGCGAAGTCGCAAGCGCTATTGGCGTCACCAGTTAAGGTTTCGACAACATCAACGATTAAACTGCCATGTCGATAGCATGTTGCCTTGGCATCACCACTGTCAGCCGGATCGTGTGTAATAAACTTAGCGCCTTTAGGCTTCCAGTTAAGTTTGATGTGCGAATCAACACAGGCATCAAACCATTCTGCCATGATGATGGCATCTTCAACATGGTCGTTGAACTGACCGCCCCACACATGATCGTAATAAGCTCTTGATGTGTTTTCCAAGCACCATCTGCGCTCACCGTCTAAGTCTGAGTCCTCAAACCATGGGTTGTCGTCGTAGTTCATTCTGACGATTAGGTGTAAATCATCTTCATAGATGCCATCCCTGTCGAGCACATCCTGAAATGGCACAATAAAGCGCTGCGAAAACGGGTCAGCACTTGAGCCAGGGTTAGCAATGAAAATCATCTGGACTGAATTTAAGTCATCAATCTCTTTGTTTTCATCGTCATCAGTTTCTACAATAAATCTAGCAGGCAAGCCAGCCTTTGCTTTTTTCCGAGCGGTCGGCGTGAGTGCTGTTAGTGACTCATCAGAAATGAACTGCGCCTCCTCAACCACAAAGCGCCTGAAGCCTGCTGCTGATTTGATGCTGTTGGGATTTCTGGCCAAGCCTTTAAACTTAAACGCGCCGCCATGCTCATGACTGATGACGTTGTTTTGCGTGCTGAACCCTTCAAAGTTTAATCGGTCAACCTCGTCAGAGATTAGTGAGTGAACAGAGTCATCAAGCGAGTTTTGGAACTCCCGCAGGCAGTAAACTTTATCACCTAAATCCTTAACTCCTGCCAAGGAGATGTCAACAATTTGTACCGATTTCCCAGACCCGCGTCCTCCAACGACAGCAATAAACCGTTTGTTACTTCTAAGTACAAGCTCAAGCTTTTTGGCTATATAAACATCAGCTTTTCTGTCTGTTTGCTGCCATTCGCCGTTTGCATACTCAAGATTATGCAATAGACCATCTTTCGGGCAGACAATCCCAAATACAGTTGAGTAGCTGCGCCCATCTGTAGGGTTGGCAGCTATCATTGCTTCAAGTTGGTCTAGCTTTGTTGCTGTTAGGCGGCGCAATTGGTTGTTTTTCTCCCTGCTTATTGCTTTAACTACCAAGCTTTCTAATAACTACATCGCCAATTTTAAAGGTGCAGCTAGCTGCAACATTCAAGCCAGCCTCAAGCCTTAAAATCAACTCTGTTGATGTTATTGTCTGCCCAATAACAACCACTTCTGTTTTAATTCTGCCAGCAAGCGTTGTGTATAAGTTTCCTGAGCCTGTGTTGTTTGGCAGCGGTACAAGTGGAAGCGGGTTTAATCCTGTAGCAAAAACATCTTTGCCCGTAACGCTTGTTGAACCTGCTGTCACTCCGTCAAAGTCTTGAAGAAACAATCTAATATAGTCAATTGAGCCAGCTAAAGCAGTAATCTCAAAATCCATTTCCGCACAAACCTGATCGCCAGACACCAACTTACCTGTAGTTACTATATTTGCAGGGCTGAGTCTGTAGGTAATAGCTGTTGTCGCAGACAAAGCAACTACAAGCCTGTCCCCTAACGCGCCATCAGTCCGAGGCGACTCTTTACTTGCAACAGCCGTACCTGTTCCGCTTACTATGCGGTTTTGCCATCCAGTTGATACTGAGCCTGACGCGCCAGTGCCAGTGTTTGTGCCACCAGTTCCAAGCATTAATCCAACTGAAAGCAGATTACCGGATGGAAAGAATGATGCGTCATAAACATCAAGCGGAGTGCCTGTTTTTAATGTGTATGGCGTTAGGTAATCTTGCAAAGCTGCCGCATATGCGTTAGCTCTAACCACCGCACCTGTGCAGCTTTGATGAATACCATCAGCTACGTTGTAACCTGTTTGCGGATCTCCATCAGCCTTGACGTATCTAGCTTCAAAGTCAGCAAATGGGATGCCAACCTCCTTGCACCACACTCTTAATTTTCTGTTTAAATAAGCTGATAATTTTGAGGCGTTAGCAGTCCAGCTAGCAGCAGTCCTTGGCATGTCGCATTCAATCACTGGCAATATTCCAGCCTCCACCAACTGAGCTGCCGCGCTTGTTAAGTTGTTGAATGCTGCATCAGCCGTAGCAATGGTGCCAGATGCAGACAAATCATTAGTGCCGCCGTTTATAAAGCAGATTTTGCAGCCGCTAGATATTGCGCTTGGCACTTGCAATAATATCTGTGAAGTCGTAGACCCGCTAACAGCAAAAACACTCTCTGCTCTAATATCTAATCGCTGATTTAAAAACATATTAAGCCAGTAGATTACGCCCTGATTAGACCAATTCAACTTAGTTATTCCACCAGCGGTTTGGTTTTGAACACTGTTTGCTAGGCGACTGTCTCCGATAGCTGCTGTTTTGATAACTCTTGCTGCTGAAACTCCTGAAATAAGCCCATTAACCGCCAAAGCCAAATCAACCGGATCGCTATCACGCTGATCCCCCAACTGAATCGCCGTCAGCGCTGAAGGTGTTGTGTTGTAAGTAAGCACGCCAGATTGCGCAACCAACTCTAATGATGCGTCGAATCCGTACCAGCCAACATCCGTTTCATTGTTACCAATGGTCACAACAAAAGCGCCGCCGTTTGATGGTGTAACTCTGACAATTGCAGCGCCTGATGTTGATAGGTAATAACCTTGTGTCGAAGTGATTGGCAGCGTCAAGCGCTGTCCTTGTGCTAATTGAGCCATGATAAATCCTCTTGTTGATTCGGTTTATTATACATCATTCAGGCTTACCCTCGTCGTAATCACCGCGCCTTGTGCGCTTATACCATGCGTACACAATAAAGCAGCGCTCGACAAACAGAAGAAACAAAGCAAGGAAGGATATTGTGTCCATCCATGGGAATGCTTGAATGATTAAAAACGTGTCGTGTACTGGGTCTGGAAGATAATCACGGATGTTATAGATTGCAGATGTTCCACCAGCGGCGGTAACAAGCTTGTGTTGCAAGCTGCCAAGGTAGCTCGGCAAGTCATGTATCATGTTTTCTGTGAGTTGCTTTAAGTTCACGCGCTGCCTCGTTGCGTTTAAGTTTTACCACTCGATTTATGCAATGATAGCCTAAATATCCGACGGCAAAAAGCAGCAATATGCAATCCATTATGTTTGGCACCCTCTCGCCCTCCGCGACTTACCAAGTAAGCTAATACATAAGCATTAACGACCATGACCAGGTAAGGCTGAATCCTGTCAAAAAGCATATCTATTTCAAGATGATAGTACATTGCTTGGTCTGCTGCACCTATTAAGTATACAAGAGCAAAACAAACAAATGCTTGACGGATTTCTGATGGTATTCTGATATTTACAGCAGCGAGGATGAAAAACATTGATGAAGTGATAAGAAAGCCGCAAAAGTTGGTTTCAGTTGCGGCTTGGATGTAAAGATAAGCGACTAAACAAAACAACATCAACAGGCTTTGCTTGTTGCGTAAACTGACAATCAGCCACACAGCAAGCATTGCGATGTCGAAGTTATTTGCGTGCGCGCTTAGTAGGCTTTGCATTCTCTGGTTTCTTGTCTTTCGGTTTGGTTGTTGTGCCTGTCATTTTAGTTCCTTTTTGGTTTGTTGTCTTGTTGAATGGTGATTGCCATCGTTTGAGTGTTATTTGTTATAGTTTCACAACCTGACTTTCTGAATAGCTAACTGTCGTGCCTGAGCTAAACGTAGTGTCAATCCTTGTTAATATTGCAGTTACTCCAGCAGGGACAGGCACCGCCTCAGTGGAAAATCTAACGTCACCAGTTACGCCAGTAAATGGCGCTGTAGTAAATCCTGGTTGGTTATTGAACGCTGAGTTTGCAATAAAATTTATCCCGCCAACGGTCATAATTAGCTGAACGCTTATGGTTCTTACGTTAGCCCACGCCACCGCATTTATTGTGGTAGAAAATTTTATAATATCTCCAGCAGATACAGAGCCTAAAATGCTAGGCTCATCATAAATGATGCGCTCATCAGCAGCGGCGGTAACAACAAGCTGCTGCGCGTTACCGTTGCCATCAGACCTGGCAACCAAGCTGCCAACCGCAGTTGCCGCACCTGTGCGCTGACAGCTTTTCCCTGCCGCGATTGTGCCAGTGATGCCAGCGTTTGCGGTACCACCAGTGCCAATGAAAAGGGGATTTGGCAGTAATTGGTTTGCGGTCTGCAAGTTGCTTGAAACTCTAGGTAGTTTCCTTTGGTTAAGCGCAGCCTGGAGCAGCGGAGCAACAGTTACACATCCCAGCGGCGACAGGTGAACGCCGTCATAAGTCATGGTAGATACAAAGTTTGCCGTTGCTGATGTCTTATCTACTAGTGCGCTATAAATATCAACTACAGTTACAGATCCGGATGACGCTAGTGATTTTATGTGGTCGTTGTACTCTGCAACCCATTGCGCCCTCTGCGTAGCTGTCTGACCTCCCTGTAGTGGCACCGCCGAACTTACAGGCGGGATTGTTAGAATGACAACACGACAACCGAATGACGAAATTTTGTTTACAATTAAGCTAATATTCAATTTGGAATCAGCTAGTGATTGCGCTCGAATGGCATCATTTGTACCGCCGAGCACAAACACCGTATATCCTCCATAAGTGGAAATTTCATCTATCCTAGCCAGCATCTCTAATGTGGAATCGCCGGATCTGGCACAGATTGCCGACAACCTAAACGCCTCGCCATTGATGCTGTTATAGGCATTAAAATAAGCGCTAAATGGCGTTTTGTTGGTGTTGCATATTTCTGCAACAGAATAAGCGCCATCAACAGCACCAGCAGGCGCAATAAACGTAAATTGGTTCGCGCTGATGACGGATGCAACCTGATATACGCCGAAGTTCGTATCATTGATCAGGCTGTAATTTGTTTTGTTTATACGAAAAGACCAGCCAGCAGCCATTTGGTGATTCGGCATTGTTACCGTAGCAACACCAGCAGCGATGGACATAGACAGCCCAGTCGGGGTTGCGAAGCTATTTTGAGCGCTAATTGAATCGCCAAAAAGCACCACGTTTGAAAAATTAAGCGCACCCTGTAGCGCGCTTACCCCATAAATCAATCCATTTGCCGCTAAAGCAACATCAACCGGATCACTATCCCTTTGGTCTCCAAGTTGAACCGCAGTTAAAGCTGATGGCGTAGTGTTATACGTCAACACTCCAGACTGAGCAACAAGCTCAAGCGAAGCTGGAAAGCCATACCATCCAACGTCTGTCTCGTTAGTTCCAATCGTTACGACAAACGCACCACCATTGCTCGGAGTAACCCGCACGATGGCAGCGCCAGAAGTTGAAAAGTAGTAACCTTGTGTAGCGGTAATGGGTAGCGTGATTCGCTGACCTTGCGGTAGTTGTGCCATCGTTGAAGCTCCTTTGTGATATGGTCAAACTATACGCGGATTGCTAGTAAGTATCAACTTTAGGCGCTTAAGCTTTCTATGAGCTACTTAGCTTTCAATGCCTCTTCAAGCATATCAAGGCGCTTGATTAGCTCGGTCGATTCGCTGATTTGAATGGTGTCTTTAATCATGCTGATGAGCAGCGCGCCAATGTCAGGCGCTATGTCGCCACAAGCAACAGAAGTCATGATTGCATCTGCGTTTTCTGCTGGTGGCAAATCTTTGTCAAACTTGAAAGTCACAGGCTCGTTTGTCGGTTTGCTATCTGGCCAAGCCTTCTTGAGAAGCGCAGTCATGCAGGTGTTAGATAAAACAGCTTGCTCAGGTGTAGGCATAAAAGCAGCTTTAGCCAGGTAAGCAAAGACCGCCTTTTCTGCATCTTCTCGGCTTGTTGTGTCGTCAGTGCCTAAAAGCTTTTCGCTTTTAATAGCCTCAAGCACAAGCGTTAATTTGTTTCTTGTGCGTCGATTGGCTGGCTGATACTCGCTATCAAACTTTTTCAAGGCATCGTTTCCAATTCGTTAAAACGATATGAGTATAGCGCATGTTTATGAATGAAAAAAGCCGCTTATTAGGCGGCTAGTTGCAATGTGAGCAGCGATAGGGCTTATACCAAGACTGAACCGTTTTGCTGAACTTTAAATATTGCGAATGAGTGATAAACTTCTTATAGCATATCGTTGTTGATTCCCATGCTATTTGTTCGCTCATTCAACAAGCTCCGTAATATCCAGCTCAACAACCTCTTCCATCAACGTAGCATGACCGATAGCCAAGTCGTATATAAAGTTTTCAATCGCCCCTGTCATGCTAGTTGCGCTCGTTTGAGTCTGAATGTAATTGCCTGTCCTGGTTGTTGCTGCAATTGTGTAGGTGCGCATTTAAATAGCTCCAATAGTTGTATTTAAGTATCTAACTCTCAACGCATCCGCCACTCTAGCGTCTGATTGCGTATCAGCCAGTTGCAATGCTAGCTGATGTTTCCTATTTCTCCACGCTTCATGAGCAGATATTTCATTTTCGAAGCCACCTAAATACTCCTTCTTTTTTGTGAAAGGGTTGCTGCATTCAGATATAAATTTATTTCTAGCCCTGTTGTAGGAAACGCCAATAGGCCACTCACCTCTCACTGCACCGCTATCAGTCATAAATGTGTTTGTTATACTAGAAACAAAACAGCAATAATCAGGGCTGTAAAGCTTATTTCCACGAGAAAGAATGTCTTTATCAAGCTGTTTTCCTTTCCAATCTTGACTTTCCATCCAGCGCTTGAAGTTACTAAATATCAGCCAATCATCAGAAACGCTACATCCTGAGTATGTCGGGTATTTATTCACCCATTTCGCACTGTAGCATCGCGTAAGCATACTTCGCCAAGCTTCGTAAATTTTACAGCGTACAATAACGCCATCAACTACAAACTTAGTGCGGCATCTGACGTCGTTTACCCCAACACCTTGTACTAATTTATTAGTCATTTTCGCCTCATAAAGTAAAACCCGTATCAGTTGAAGCGGCCTGCTAGTAGGCACCTGATACGGGTTTATTCGTCTAGCCTGTTTATCCCGCTTCTGGCGGTCAATCAGTTTGGGCTTCACTCCTAGCTGATGGCTTTATTGTATATCACGCGGCTAAAAACACAAGCTATAAAACACCAAATTCACGCATGCCACTCTCAAGCTTAGCAACCGACATAACCTTGAGCTTGTCACCAGTTAACCGTTTGCCGTCAACCGTAGCTGGTGCAATATCTCCGGCGTACATCTTGACCAGCTCGTATAGCGCCTTGTCTTTTGTTTCGTCACGAATTCGCCTTGCTGCCTTGGTGATTGCAATGGCTTCGTTGCGACCTTCTATCCTGGCGATGTGTCGTGCTAAGCAGAGATTTAATACTGCGGTTTGTTTTGTCATTCTTCCACCCAATCTAGTTGTTCTGATGCGAAAGCCTCGCAAGATTCGGTGCATCCACCTGACTCTTTGCGCTTCATGCTGCGAATTGAATCATAGATTTCTTCGCGCGAGTGTAGAGCGAATTTAGCTATGATTGATTCCATAGTATTGCTTCCGCGATACATAACGCCTTTTTTAATGTGCTGCGTATATGTCTCAACAAACAGCCCGTCTGTTTGCTTTTCGATTGGGTTATTTAGCCTGTCACTACCAGCTTCGATTGCCGCAATCCAGTCTGCTGCTAATTCTGGCTCATCTCTTGCCGCCAAGGCTAGTTTGTTTACTGATTTTTTAATGCAGAACACGCAATTGCCCAAGTGCTCCTGAATCCCCAAATCAAAAGGCATTCCCTTCCAAAAATCTAATACATCTTCTTTTTCAAAGTCTGTTATTTCTGCCATGTAGCGCAAGTGTGGAGTTTTGCCAATCCTTAATCTGCGCGGCTCGTCCGCTCTGATTCCTAGCCATGTTGTGTACTTTCCTTTGCCGTATTTATCGTTGCAGTATTTGTCATGCGTCTCTTCTTTCATTCGGCTGGTGCACCACGCGCTCATGACCGTTGGTAACCCATACTTTTTCATAAGCTGCGCGAATGGCCCGTTAATCATATCGTGCTTACAGTCATCAATTGAAACAACTTTGTAACTGTGCCCAGTCCCTACTGGTTGGTTGAAGTCACCATGCAAACAAGTAAGTTCAATCCCAAAATGCTCAACGCACTTTTTAATAAACTCATAAGTCTTCGGATGCTCTGCGCCAGTGTCCATAAAAATATATTCAACTGGCTCAGTCCATTCGCCAGACTTGCGCATTGACTCAATAAGATAAACCATATATGCGCTAGTTCTGCCGCCTGAAAAAGAAACTACGTGGTTCATTTCAATCTCTCCCTAGCCAACCTAGTCGCCTCGGCATCCAACCAACCCTGCGCATAGTTGTGCAGTAGGATTGCAGGATTAACCCCCTCCAAAAACGCCTTGGTTATTGCCTGACAGCATTCTGTGTTGAAGCTTGCACTTATCTCGATTTCGTCGATAAAATCCGCCATAATCATTTGTAGCCTGATTTGCTCGGCTAATGCAGCAACTCTTGCGTCTTGCTCGGCTTGTTCGTCTGCTGCGGTGTCTGTGCAGCGCCAGTTGTCGAAACTGCTCATAACTTGCTCCACAAATCTAAATCGCGCACACGCTCTTTCAGTTTGTCATACTTAGCCATTCCGACAGTCTCTGACTCAAGCGCCGAAAGTAATGCTGAAAATGGGTTTCTGCTGGTGAAAGTTTTATTTGCAACATTAACGGCAAAGAAAAAACCATGCTCAAACCCGATGTGCAGGTTAATTTCTATGAAAATCTCTAAGTCATCTGGCTTTGTTGACCACTTGGTGGTCGATAATGCGCTCATTCTGTATAAATTAAATTTCATCTTCCAATCTCCAATTAAACTTCATTCAAGCGCAAATAACCCTTGCCATCGACAAACAATTCCCCATTAGCCAGCATCCGTTTCGCGATTTCACGACTATTGGGGCGCAAGTCACTAAGCCTCACAAAGCCGTTGCGGACTTTTTGTTTTAGTTGGTAGGTTAATCCGGTCATGCTTTACCTCTATAGGCTTCTAACGCAGTGGCGGCAACAGCCATATCTGCAAAATCGCAACCCTCATAATGAAGTCTATTTAAAAGGCCTTCCAAAGCATCAGCCAGCGCGTCAACGTGGTTTATTGCGTGTGCCGACAAATTCACGCGCTCAACTTGTTTGCTGGTAGCACCAGCCACTGTCAACACTACTGGCAACTTAAAAACTTCGCTCATTCGTTTCATTTCTCACCTCTAGCTTTTGCGAGTAGCGATTCAACATCATGGCAGTTATCAATAATCCACTGAATAGCCTCCATGCCGTCCACATCCACAAGCTTGCTTACTTGCTCAAGCATCTCATACATCTCAGGTGCGCAGGATATTAGGTCAGCGTCTGCCTGTTTTAATGCGGTTTCTCCGTAATAATCTTCATCTGTAGAAAACCACGCTAGACCATCGTCGCCATCATTGCAGCACTGCGGATAAACGACAGGCTCGTCATTGGCGTACAGTCCATAATATCCATCGTTATGATGGTCTTTGCGCCATTCCCACGGTCCTTTCGTAAACTTAGCCTCAATCATTCCTCACCCTCCAAAAACAACCCCAACCCATCAACACCATCACGCCGCTTTACCCACACAGCGCCATCGTCAGCCACCAGCGCCCCATATCGAAGCCAGCTAGATACTTGGCCTTGATTCACGCCCATAGCCTCAGCAAGCTTTTTTTGCGTGCCGTATTGTTTTATTAGTTCTGCGATTGGTTTCATTTTTCCTCCTGGTCACAGCGTCGTGCTGTGTAATTGAATATAGCATATTTGATTATTGGTGCAAGTGGATAATGCAAAAATTTAACTATGACCAACTATGACCAACTATGACCAACTATTTTTTGAGTTGGTCAAGCCTGCAAGCCGCGCCGTTATTGGCTTGCATCCTATTTATGACCAAGTGTACCAACTATATATATAAAATATAAAATATGATTAAAGCCATATTAGGGGAGGTAAACGCGATCCGCTATTAGAAGTTGGCAAAAGTTGGTCATTTTGGTCATTTTGGTCATTTTCTTTTATTTTCAATAGGTTACTGAAAAATAGACTATAAGACACAAGGTCATAGAAGGTCATAGAAGGGCATTAATTATAAAAAATAAATTTGACTTTGCAGCTTTAAGTGAACATAATGAACAACGTTAATCACATGCTCACTAGGGGTTTTTCATGATCACATCAGTTAATACAGTAATAAAAAAAGACAAAGAAGGTCGTTTATGGATGCTTTTACCTGCAATTTGCAGTGGGGAGAAAAAAGAAAATGAAATTGAAAAATTACTATTGTCAGCAATTGAATCGAAACTTCTCTTAGGGAAAATGACAGCAACAGATGTAGCAAGAAAAATTAATATTGATCCATCAAAGCACGTTACAAACAAAATATCATCGACATTAAGAGGTTTTGGAATACAGAGCAGAAGAACTGGTCAAGGTAAATTTTTTATATTTAACTGACATAAAAAAAGCCAGCGTGTAGCTGGCTCGGAAATTATTGACTAAACATCGCCATCGGCGGCAAGAGAAGAAGCTTCCCGCTGCTTGTCCTTTTGCCTTGATTGCCGTTTAACTTGCGAATAGCCGAAGCTGCAGAGTTAACATCAGCCTTTGATGGCCGTTCATAGCCAAGCGATTTTAAAGCATCAGTTGCAGTTCTCCATGACCAATAAGACTGATTTGAACTCCAATCAAAACCAGTCTGAACTGACTCTTCAATCGGATCCGAAGCAGTAAAATCTTCATTGTGATTATTCAACTGCCCCATCTCATCAGGCGTCAGGTAGTGACTAGCGCCAGCTTTCCACAACTCATAAACCTGCGCCCACACTTGCTGCATGTCGATGTTGTGCGAGTGGTTCAGGTGTGCAACCTCAATAGTCCAATAGCGCCTGTTCCCTGTCGGGTCGTGCAAGAACTCTTTCGGGTTAACTGAGCCGAAGAACACCGTGCGGCGTGCGTACTGGCTTTCCTTTCTAGCATAAGCTCTCCGCAAAACGTCCTTGTCATTAGTTAGGAATGCTTTCAGCGCTGCAATGTCAGACTTTCTAAACGTACTATCTAACTCGCCAAGCTCAACAAGCCAAAAACTAACAGCCTGCTTTACGCTGTCGCGGTCATCAGGCTTGAGAATAACGCCGTCTTTTATCAGGTTTTTATCTTCAGGCACTAGCGACTTGAACCACTTAGTCTTGCCGACGTATTGGTCTCCCTGAAACACCAAAACACCTGAAGCGCTAACACCTTTCGGACTAAACGCGCCAGCGATAGCTGATACCATCCAGCGCTTTATCAAGGTGTCTTTCAACTCAACTGCTTTCGTGTTCGCTGCGTCCTTAATAGTCACAGTCGCCAGCAGTTCGCCTAAGTGGTCTTTGCCATCCCATGGCGCAGAGCATACCCACTGCGCGACAGGGTTGTATTGGTTCTGGTCTGCGATGTAGGTGACAAACCCTGGCAGCTTAGCAGTTGGCATCTTGAAAAGGCTGCATTCAGACTCTAGCCAAGCAAGCGAGGCGTTGCCCTCGTTGTCTAGGCTGAATGACTGGTTAGGAATGATTACTTCCTCTTCCTTGCTTATGACGTTGTAACGCACTTGAACGCCAAGCCTGCGGCATATCTCTTTCAGGTTTGATATGTGCGCCAGAGGAACGCCCTTTTCAGTGCAGAACGGCAGCGGTGCGCTTGGGTCTGCGTCGTAGTGCATTGGTGCGTGCGTTTGTTCATCGTACTGAACAACAGGCTGCTCAGTATGTTCTCGCACTTGCACTGGTGCGCGTAACTGTATGTTCATCTCAACTGCAGCAGCCTTGAACGCCTTGGAGTAGTCGCCGTTGTGTTCATAGTAGCAAAACAGGTCATAACTGCTAACAGGCTTGCCTGATTCTTCACTGCAAAGTGGGTCGCTTGCATGGTGGATCCAACAGCGTGCGTTGTCGAGCAAGTGAACGCCAGCCAATCCAGTAGAGCTATGAGGTGACAAGTAGCGCTTGCCCTTTCGCACGTAGCCGTAACGCTCTAGCTGTTGCTCTATCGGGTAAGTGCGCTCATACTCTCCACTTACGTCCGGCATACCTTGAGATGGCTGCTGCGTGCGTTGTGGCAGCGCTTTGCGTTCTGGCTTAGGCAGCCAAGGGCATACTTGCTGCAGTTGCGGCTTAAATGACTCCCAAGCAGACCAGATAGCAAGCAACCAATCTGGTGGAGTTGGCCACTCTGCCAGCGTCTTAGGTGGTTTGACTAACCATGTATATGGTTGCTGTGTTGTCGGGTGGATCGAAGGCGGCAAAACGTCTTGCTTCTGAGAGCCATCACAGGCAGCTCTGAACTCAACGACTGTGAAGTGCTTCTTCGGGTCTTCTTGGCGTGGCCAATTCACCTTGCAGTATGGCAGAACAACGCCATCAGGCACTCTGAACATCACGCGCTTGCCGCGACCCTGAATAGTAGGGTATGCGTCCAGTGCACTGGCAGGAATGCCGAACTCCTCCATGATAAGCGCCCAACCGTCAGCGTCATCAATATCCAAGCTGCACATACCAGATGGACCAAGAGCAGCGCCCATGTTCCAGTTTGGGTTTACAGTCCAGTATGCAAGCGCTTGGGCTGGCTCGTGCAATGCGTTATTGCCCCAATCGGCTGACTGTGGGAACTTGCGCATCGGCTCAATTGGTACAAGATGCCAACCGTAGCGGCTGGTGTATGCGTTAGCATAATCGGCAATAGAAAGCTGACTCATAACAGCTCTCCTTGCTTGTCGTTTAGTTCAGGGTCGATATACTCGTGGATGGTGCTGTGTGCGGGTATCTCAGCAAGCGTGATAAACAGCTTGTTTTCGTGGCGCTTGGTCTTGACCATATCCAAGCATTTGGAGCATTGCACGCCGAAGTGCTGCGTGCCGTTTTTAAAGATTCGGCGCACGTAACGCAAGTGGCCGTTGTGATCGCATTGTGTCATTGTAAATCCTCGCAAGGTATGTTTTGGCATCGCAATGCCTGTTTCCCGAATTAACGGGGCAGTAAGTCTAGTGCATCTTGTGTGCTGCGTACAATACCCGCAATCCCATTAGCTGCTCTTACCTGTTCAATAAAATTAAGTTGTTCTTTCGTTGGCCTGCCTGTTTTCGTCTTTACCTCGAACGCCAGAAAGCGCCCTGTTGGTTTGTGGATCCCAATAATATCAGCACTGCCAACGGCAAGGCCGAACGTCATCAGATGCGCGTTTGCTAGCGTAACTATTTGTGCGTCCTTGTGTATCACCTTGCCTACGTATGCGCCTGCTGTTTCGTTGCGCCATGAGATGCAGTTGTTGTTAGACAGCGCAATCATGATTAGGCGCATTAGCTTGGTTTCTTCGTTCATCGCGTCAACTCCTGCTGTATACGTCTTGCTTCGTTAAAGTCTGCTGCAGTTGGTTTGCGACCAGCTCGTGCTGCTGCAGTAATAGCCGCCCATTGTGAAGCCTTAGCCATCCCACGACGCATACCAAGCGCAACCAAGTCTTGCAATGTTCTGGCACTGCCTTGTTCTTTGCGTTGCTCTTTGCGAACTGCAGCAATGTCGATTTGCTCAAGCTCACCATCTGATTGCTGAATCTTGCGTACTTTCTTTTCGATTGGCTTGCCGCAGTGAGGGCAAGTATCAGGACCAGGAATAAAAACGGCATAGCAATGCTTGCACTGCTGAATATTAACATCTGGTTCGTCGCTTGCTTTGCGCTTGCCTTTAGGCTTGCCAAGCAACGACCATTCTCGCTGCTCACATGGCAAACCATGCTTAATGATGCAGCCTGCATGGTCAAGGATAATCGCTGGCTCCGTCTTGCGGCGAAGCGCACGAAAGACCATCTGCAGGTAACGCGCCACCGACTGAGTAGGACGCAGCAGGATGCAGCACTCTAGCGTTACATCGCGCCCAACCTGAGCAGATAAGTCGAAGCCCTCGATCACAAGCTCACAGTTGACCAGCACTAACACACGACGGTCAGCAAGCGCTTCACAGATTTCTTTCAGCTCTGCTTCTGTCGTGCTTGCATCAACATGCGCTGCAGGTATGCCGGATGCGTTAAACGCTTCTGCAGTGTGCTTGCTGTGCGCCACGTTGCAGCAGTAGACAACAGCACGCTTGCCGCTAGCTAATCGCTGATAGTGCGCAACGGCATCACCAACGATGGTCGGCTTATCCATGGCTGCAGCTAAGTCGCCGATGTTGTAATCGCCTGCCATGGTCTTTACTGATGACAGGTCAGGATTAACTGGCGTCGTGTATGCTACATACTCAGACAGCCTGCCTTGTTCGATTAGCCACTTGGTTGACTTGGCTTCGATGATAACTTCGTACAAGTCTCCTAAGCTCTTACCATCAAGGCGAACTGGCGTACCAGTCAACCCAATGACAATCGCACCAGATTGACGCGCCCAACTGATAACAGCTTGGAACATATTACCCTTGGATAAATGAGCTTCATCAATAAAAAGGATTTTAGGTGGCTGCAGTGACTCCATGCGGCTATGCACTGTGCCGATGGTGCCAACTTGTATTGGCAGAGTTGAACGCATTTTTCCGCTAGTAATCAAGCCATGCTCAATCTTAGCCTGCCAGAATGACTTGCTAGTCTGCCGCAATAGGTTCTTGCGATGTACCAAGAACCAAACGCTTGCATTTGGATCCCGATTACGTGCTTGCTGTGTTATGTGTGCAGCAATTACTGTCTTGCCAAAAGCAGGGCTAGCAACACCAAGGACAGACTTGACGCCGCCCTTAAGTGATTCGCGCAGCTTGCTGATAAACTCCTGCTGGTCTTCATAAAGCTGAAAGCTCATGCTAGACCTCCAGTGCTGCAGCCAGCTTCTCAAGTGTTGCAATGGTCGGGTTTGCCGTGCCTGCCTTTATAGCAAGCAGTGTGTTATACGCAATGCCTGTTTCCCGAACTAACTGCATCAGGTTGGCGGTTTGCAGCTTGTCGCTGATTTCTTTGTACGCTTTCGATATTTGCATTTTATTGGCTCCATTGTATTGACAAGCTAAGTGTATACGCATTATATTGCAGAGGTCAACAACAACCGGAGACAGCGAAATGAAAATAATCGATTACTCAGAATTAACGCCAGAGCTTGCGGCGCAAGGATGCATGGTTCTGAACATGCCAAACGATGCTTACCATGCTTATGCAGGCATCAGCAAGTCAGGTCTTGACTTGGTTTCCAGAAGTCCGGCGCATTACGCTTACCGCTCACCAAATGAGCCAACACGCGCCATGGTTATCGGCAGTGCAACGCACGCTGCAATCCTTGAGCCTGAAGTGTTCGCCAAGCAGTATATGTTGCTGCGTGACGTAACAGACCGCCGTACAAGCGCTTACAAGCAAGCTGTTGAACAGTTCGGCGCTGATAACGTGCTGACTGGCACTGAAGCCGATTCAGTAACAGGCATGCAAGCAGCGCTGCAGTTAAACCATGCCGCCAAGCAACGACTCAGCGCGGAAGGATGGACAGAGCTTGCGTGCTTTGCAACGGATCCAGTAACAGGCGTTCTTGTTAAATGTAAGTTCGACAAGCTGACGCGCGAACTGCTCAGCGTTGACCTTAAGACAACACAAGACCTGCGCGAGTTTGCCAAGTCAGTCGCAAACTATCGCTACCACGTACAAGCGGCGTTTTATTCAGATGTTTTTGAGTGGGCAACCGGCGAGCAACTGAAAGGCTTTGAGTTCTTAGCAGTTGAGAAAGACGCGCCAAACGCTAGCCGAATCTTTGTGCTTGATACGCCATCATTCGACTACGGGCGCAAGCTGTACCGTGAAGCGCTGAGCACGTATGCAGAGTGCCTTAAAAACGACGAATGGCCAATGCCAGCAGGCGATGTTGAGTATATTGCGCTGCCATATTGGGCGGCAGATCCAGATTTAGGGGTGGATTTCTAATGGCCAATTTCATGCAAACGCTTGAAGCCAAGTCAGACCAGCTAAACGCAACTGACATTATGGGCATCGATTTAGTTATCCGCATTCGTGATGCGGTGCTAACCAACAGCAAAGAGCAGCCTCTTTCGGTATACTTTGACGGCGACAACAACCGCCCATGGAAACCAAGCAAGGGCATGCGCCGTGTATTGGCTGCAGGTTGGGGCGCTGAGACTGAAAATCTGATTGGTAAATCAGTAAAGCTGCACTTTGACCCATCCGTTAAGTACGCAGGCAAAGAAGTTGGCGGCATTCGAGTCAAGGCAATGTCGCATATCGACCAGCGCGGTATTGTTATTGTTGAAGCCATCAACCGCCAGCAGCGCATACCTTTGCACATTGCTTTTCTTGATACATCATTGCCGCCATATCCTGCAGATAAGTTTGCTACATTTTTACCAACAATGGCTAGTATGATGCAAAACGGAGAAATGACACTTCAACAAGTAATAGCCAAGTGCCAACAGACTGGTCAGCTAACACAAGAGCAGCTTGCACAGCTTGAGGCTTTAGCACCTGTCGTAGTCGAATCAGAAGATAACTTTGAACTTTAATTAATCGGGCGCTCAGCGCCCTTATGGAGTGTTTTAAATGTCAACAACAGTAACGGGCAAGCTAAACAAAGCGGCCTCACAATTCCAGGCAGGCGAATCAACGGGTTTTGGCTTGCGCTTAGGTGTTAAGTATTACGACCGCGAAACGAAAGCAGACGCATGGACGAACTACGAAGCCGCAGTATTCGCCAAAGCTCCAGCGCAAGTGCAGTTTTACCAACAAGCATTGGTCGAAGGTGCGATTGTGGAAGTGTCAGGCGACAAGTTGAAGATTCGCCAGTTTCAAGGCAATAACGGCTTGAGCCTTTCGATTGAGCTGCTCGATGCCAAGTTAGGCGCTGTATTCGCACCGCAAGGGCAGCAAGCGCCACAGCAGCCACAGCAGTCACAGCAACAGCAGCAGGCTTACAACCAAGCGCCACGGCCAGCGCAGTCGCAGTATAATCAAGCTCCGCAGCAGCAGTATAATCAGCAGCAATTCGACCCAAGCTTGCCTGATTTCTAACAACTAACAACAAGCGGCGGCATTGATTATCAATATGCCGCCATGTTAAAATAACTATTATCAGCAAGCCGTGAGACGCAAGCTGATTGCAAGCCAAAAGCTGAAGCACAGAACGGAACTACTTTGAACCCTGATTAGGTGGCTTTCCGTAGCCCGTCTCAACTAATCAGGGTTTAATTTTATGGTGATAAAAATGGCTAAAAAGTTAGTTTATGGCATCGGAGTAAACGACGCGGAACGCGCGCACAGAGGAATCCGTGGAGAGTTTATTCGCTGCGCTTTTTACGACAGATGGTACCACATGATGATGAGGTGCTACAGTGATAAGCTTCACAGAGATAGCCCGACATACACTGGTTGCTCTGTTGCCGAAGAGTGGCATAGTTTTAGAAATTTCAAAGCATGGATGGAAACTCAGGACTGGCAGGGAAAAGAGCTAGACAAAGATATTATCAATCGCGGAAACAAGGTTTACTCTGTTGAAAATTGCGCATTTGTAGATGCTTCAGTTAATTTATTTACCTTAGATTGCAGAAAGCGAAGGGGGGAGTGGCCCATTGGTGTTAACTTTAATAAATTCAGGGGCAAGTTTGAGGCCAGATGCAGTAACCCAATTAGCGGGAAAAGAGTAAATATAGGCTACTTTGACTGCCCAAATGAGGCTCATTTAGCTTGGAAAAAGTGCAAGCACGAGCTAGCTTGCCAGCTTGCTGACTTGCAAAGTGACAGTCGCGTAGCAGGCGCTTTGAGGGTAAGGTATTTGTGATGCCTGACCATAAAGAAATTCTATACACCAAAAGGGATTCAACCATGAGCCACTACGACGAACAAAGAGAAGAACACAAGCAGCAAACGAAGCCAGCAGCACCACAAGCCAACAAATACGACCGCACCATCATTGGCAAGTACGGCAGCGGAAAATGTGTTGTAGACGTTTACAGGGTGCTTAATGCGTTTCCAACTGGCTCTCCTGAGATTGACCACGGCGTGAAGAAATTACTTGCAGCTGGCAAGCGAGGCGCTAAGGATGAGTTGCAGGATTTGAAAGAGGCGATTCAGAGCATTGAGGCGCGGATTAGTTATTTGAATGAATCGGGCGCTTAGGCGCCTTTTTTGTACCCGTGAAAAAATAATTGAAAATAATATTGACGGCCAGAAATGGCCGCACTATATTAAGTCACATGAGCAGCGGCATGGTGTCGCACAATGTGGAGATGAAAAATGAACAATCAAGAAAAGCTGAGCGCACTGCTTTTAAAGCTTACCCAAATTAACGCGAAAAAAGTCGAGCTTGATGACATTCCGGATTTTGTTGAATGCCGCGCTGCCGTCTATATGCTTTGTTCGGAATGCTGGTTTGAAGAGTATTATTACTTGCGCTGCAATCTTGAAAAATCAGTTGAGTTTTTGCAATCGCAGATTCTCCTTGATGATATGTTGGCTTTAGATGTTTCCTTGATTTAACAAGCCGGAGAGAAAAATGAAACAAAAAGACCTATGCAACAAAATCGGAATTGCAGACAGGTCGTTTCGTCGTCTGTCACCAACCAAACGCCAGCAGTGGCAATCACTAGCCGCGAAAGGTCGCACAATCGCATGGTTTGACGTCTTAGCGCAGTTGATGTTTGAGGTTGAGGCTTTTAATGCGAGTAATGGCGGCAGCGATTGGTTGTGGCTACAACTGTCAAGCGCATCATCGTCAGTGACTCGCTTTAGAGACCATGAGTTTACGCATTGCCAAGAGTTTTTAAACATCGACCAACTAACCAGCACCCTGCAATACGTGCAGAGCCTAAACAAATAGCCAAGTAAGCTGTCTGGCACTTTTCGAGGTGCATATGAACTACATTGATTATACAAGCCAAAGGACACGCAAGGACGAACTGATGAAAAACGAAACACCATTAATCGACTACGCACCACACCGCCGCACTGATGAAGATGCTGAGTATCAAGACGGCTCAGGTGCTATCAAATGGCTGGCTGTTGCTGCAATTTGTTGGGCTGTTGTTTTGGTTATGGTTGCTAAAGCGGGGTATTTTGCATGAGCAACTGGCTATTACCCGCAAGAGCGATGGTTATCCAATCCACAAACAAGCTAGAGCTGCACACTGCAACCGAATGGGTTTGCGAGCAGTCACGGTTTCGGTTTGACGAGCAGATGACCTATGAAGAAAACGCAGAGTTAGCGCGTCGCCAGGAGAAGTTTAAAGTGGCGGAGATATTCGCTTTGGCGCAGGTTAGATTCGATTCGATTGAGAGGTGCAAATGACACAGCGCACAGATAAAGAGTTGCTTGAGTTGGCGGCCAAGGCTGCTGGACTCTTTGACTACGAATACGTGGAAGAAACAGAGTTTACCTATGAAAGCATGCAGCGCAGAAATGCAGGCGGCGAAGAAGATGGCTTTTTTGAACTGTTAGCCGATGTTTGGTCTCCGCTAACTGATGATGGCGATGCGTTTAGATTGGCAGTAAAACTTGGATTACTGTCTAAAGCAGATGTTCTGTGGGCTGCAAATGACGCATCTTGCCCATACGCCGCAACCCGCCGCGCAATAGTCAGAGCAGCCGCAGAAATTGGAGCTAAGTTATGAACATCAAGCACCATCTAAACCAAGCAATCGAAGAGTTCACCCTAACGCACATGCAGTTGCCGACAAAGCTGCGCTGCACATACGACGTCAGAGCAGACCTAGAGCGACACAACGCGCTGCCTGATGACATGGAGATTGTTGATGTTGATTCGCCTGTTTCGGTATTGAGAGTGGAATAAAATGATAAACCCTAACGCAGTATTTGAAATCAAACCACAATACAAGCCTAAGCCTGTGCTGATTCGGATTAGGAAGACGCAAGAGAAAGTGACCGCCTATCCATGCAGCAACGGCTGGCACAATGCGAAAGGCGATTTTATCCACGTTAGCGCAGCCCGTTTGGTGCGCGTTTTGGATTGGGAGTGATAAATGAACAACTGGATAGGTCTACTACTTTTCGTTGCGGTAATCATG